CACGATGATACCCGTCTCATCACTATTCATGTTCGCAGTCACCGCAGGATCTAACGCAACCACAATCCGCTTCAAGTTCGGAGCTTCATCAACCCTCGCCTTTCCAATGATCGCCCTGTTCCACAACATACCTTCCGCATCATCCAACCAAGTCCCCATAAACAAGTGGTCATATCTTGCCCTGTTCTCTCGCTTGGTCTTCTCCGCAGCCTGCACAAACGACTCACTCAGGTTAATCTTATTATCCAAGTAAGTCGTATGAATATAAGTCGTATCCTTTCTCTTGTTCTTTACAAAGTCCTTATAAATCCAATGACTCTTGTACGATGGGTTCATTACCAAGATAACTCTGTTGTAGTTATCCTTCGCTCGTATCGACAAGTCTACCTTATCAAATATCTCAGGGTCTGTCAATTCCTCAGCCTCATCCACTACCCATGTCGACAAACCAGCAATCGACTTCAGATTTGCCGTGTTTACTCCTGAGCTAGTTTTTATTCCACGAAATAGAATTTTAGACCCCGTCAGCTTATTGATAATCTCACTCTGAGTCACATCAAAGTCATTCATCTTGCCCATTATCTCAATCTTATCCAAGAACTCTGGAATAATCGAAATAAACGCAGATACCAAGGTGTATCTAGTGAAAAGAATTACATGACCCTTCTCATAGGTCAAGTTCAACAGAAACAAAGCCAAAGTCCACGATTTACCACTTCCTCTACCTCCCGTAATCAAATAGTACCTCGTGTCAGGCTGCTCGTAGAATAATGGCTTGTAATCGTCTAAAAGTTGAATCATAGCTAAATTAATTAATTGGGGATTTCCATTTTCCGTTTGATTCCTGTACACTCAGAAACATACCCCCCCATGGGTGAATTATTTAATTGGGGAAATCCACTTTCCAATCGGTTTCCGTACACTCACAACAATACCCTACCCTCCGCTTATTCGTCTATGCGGGTATGCGTATATAGGCTTGGTATTCAAGTGGTTATATCTTCTTTGTCCTGGTGGTCCAGGTGATCCAATGCCAGGTAGTCCGAGTCCTGGATAACCTTTGCCGCTTCGATCGCTATATTTTTCCCGATCCATTGGATCGGAGGTGCTATCTTTTCCCCGTTGCTAGTTACATCGATTTGCTGTTTTGGTAGGCCAAAGCGATAGGATAGCCAAAGCTTGAGAGCTTGCGTATCACCTTGAGCGCACTTCATTAATAAAGCGTTCCATATTTCTTGCGGTGCCGCCAAAGCGTCCATTTGTTCTATGAGCTTGACCTCCAGTATTTTAGGCGGTCGGCCCGCTCCTTCTCTTGCACCTCCAGCTCCTTTTTTATTTGTCATGCTAATTAAAAATGAAATAAAATGAATATTCAAGCTTAAAGGTAATCTAAAAAAAATATACTTAATCAATTAAAATACTTTACAATTTACTTGCAATTAATTAAAGACCTTTGTAATATTGGGTTCAAAATATCTATTTCAACCAAAAAACCCTAAAAAAATGACTAATTCAATCAAAATTTCCACAGGCCGACTCGGATATTTCCTAGAAATAAACGGCTATTCAATCAAAATTGATTCCAATGCCACAAACGGGATTAAAGCCACAAAGCTAGTTTATAACCCTAACAATTGGAACGCTACAGAATTCGCTTCAATTGCTGCTTTGAGAAGCTTTTGGAATGCTTATAGACTTATTATTTTAACAGAAACCAAATAACAAAATGCTAGACTTATTAATCATTGCCAGCGGAACTTTATTGATTTTTACCCTAACTTATTTCTTAACTCCAAAACAAAAAACAGCATGAAAAAAGCACTTAAAAAAATCTGGCTTGTAATTTATTATATCATAGCCTTAATCCCAATTTTTATTTTGGGCTATATGTTAGGCTTAAAACTAATTTAATCAACTCAACACAAAACACGACACAAAATGAAAACTCAAAATTTATTAGGTAACGGTAATACCAAGCTACAGAAAACAGCAAAGGAGTTCAATGTTAGGATTTTCAATTTTTCAATCCCTGCAGGTAACGATAAAAAAAGCGGGAAAATTACTTGCCCCTTTGCAGGTAGCTGTTTAAAACTTTGCTATGCAAAAAGGGGAATGTATCGTTTTGGCAATGTAGAAAGGGCCTTAACTAAACGATATGAGGCAAGCAAAGAAGATAATTTTGTTCAAACAATTACGGACGAACTAGCAAAGGTTAAAAAAGATAAACAGACCTATGTTAGAATTCATGACAGTGGTGACTTTTATAGTCCTGCATACTTTGCAAAATGGCTAGAAATAGCTAGGCTTAATCCGTCCGTCCGTTTTTATGCTTATACAAAAAGCCATTCGTTTATCCGTGGTATTGAGTTGCCCGAAAATTTTGACCTTATTTTTTCCCTTGGATCAAAGAATGATGAATTTATAGACCAAGCAAAAGAAAGGCATTCAAAAATTTTCTATTCAAGCGAAGAAATGCAAGACCAAGGCTATACGGATTCTTCATACTTGGATATCGTAGCTACCAAGTGGGTAACAGAGAACAACAAAATAGGCTTGTTGATACACTAAAATAAGGCCCTAGAAATAGGGCCATTTCTTTACCTTAAAACACTACAGAAAATGCTTGACCTATTCGAATATCCTGAAACTTGGCCCGTAGATCTACGGGCTTTGCTGTTTGCATACATTGCAAAGGAACAAACGTACGCTAACTTAATACAGCTTGAAATTGACTTGTTTAAGATAGGTTATTCGATCGAATACGGTCTAGACTGTATGGCTTATAATTTGCACAAAATACAGCCTTAAATTTGCCCTATTTTAAGCCCATTACAGCCATTCAAAATTTCGCCTATGTCACTACATTAAAATAAAAATATCTCTTTACTACGGCCTTAAAAATGCCATCCTTTGCCTTTGTAGGTAGCTAGGTTGCCATGCCATGCCGAGACCGACCGACCTACGAATGGGCACGGCCGACCGCGACCCCCTAGTGTAAAACATGGCGGAAAACCCCCTAGTGTAAAACATGGCGGAAAAATAGGGTTAGTGTAAAACAAAACCAGGTTTACCCCCTGGTGGAAAACAAAATTTTTCTGGGGTGGTAGTGGAAAACAAAACCCATAGTGGAAAACAAAACCATTCATCCAAGAAAATTACCCTTAGTGTAAAACAAAAATAATTTTGACAATTCCCTTGCATTTGTTGTGCAGAGTCTTGTACCTTAGCATCATTAATCACTTAAACACAAACACAATGTTAAAAGATCACCACTTTATTCTTGAGCAGTCTGGCTTTAGCCTGGAGCTCGAATCCTTTACCAACGAAGGCATTGTCCTAGACCTATTCTTTGGCAATGGTAAGTCTCTCACCCTAGAATTGTACGATGACCTAAACGAGCGGTTTACAGACCACTATCGGGTTATTTGTGCCATCCTTGATCCTTTTATTGTTGAACAACTAGAAGCCAATGTAAGACAATGCTTTACGAAATGATGACTGCCACCGAGTACGGTGTACTACGGGGCTTTACCGAAAAATCTACTAGAGTTCACCAAATCATTCGTTCTGGTGTTTGGCCAGAAGAATGGGTGTATCCGCCTAAAAGATTAGGCAATCAATGGGTTCTATTTGTATCAACTAACTGGATTAACAATGGTAGAGGAAAAAATTGAGCAATGGATACTAGAGAACTTTGGGGAAGTACCCCATAGTGAAAAAATAGAGATTTTGAAAACCTTTGAGATGTATTGGGATGAGATTAGTTACCGATACGCTGAAATGAAAACACTAGAAAAATATAAACACTTAAAACGATGAAAGAACTAATTGCAATCCAATCAGAGCTCAAAGCTCCAAAGAATCAGTTTAATGCATTCGGCAAGTACAAGTACCGATCCGTAGAGGATATTCTAGAAGCGGTAAAGCCTTTGCTATTGAAGTATGAATGTACCTTGACTATTGAAGACGAGGTAAAAGAAGTAGGAGGTCTTGTCTTTATAGAAGCTACCGCTGCAATCCAAGTAGATAAAGAAGGCAGAACTGAAGGCAGAGCAGTTACTGCCCAGGCAGGCATCGACATTAACCGCAAGGGTATGGATGTGGCTCAGAGTTTTGGTAGCTCATCGAGTTATGCTCGTAAGTATGCTTTGAATGGGCTCTTTTTAATTGACGATACAAAAGACCCTGATTCGACCAACGATCATGGTGGTAAAAAAGAGGAGTTAACTCCATCTCATGTAAAGTGGCAAGGAGCAAAGGATTCTCTCGCCAATGGAAAGGTAACCTTAGAGCAAATTAAGTCGGTTTATATTCTTACAGCACAAAACGAAAAACTTCTATTATCATGAACTTTAAATGCAGAGCAAGTGCCCTTGGTC